GTATTTGAGAAACCAGGCATCATATTCCTTTGTACCGCGTTTATTCGCTAATTCTTTGAATTTTTCATTTTTTTCAACACGTATATCATCCAAGGTGGGTTGTTTTCCAACACAATTGATGGAAAATCGTTTCAAAATACCACGTTGTTCCAAACGATTTTCTTGTTGAACATCAAACAAAAATTTTGCCATACACATGAGACGTTCTGGATTGTAATAAGGACGATTCACATATTTAAACGCCAAATAAAATGTCAACAATGTGTCAATGGTACCAACTCTAATATTACGTCCATCTACGTCTATTTCGTTGTAACTATGACACGCCAAAGGTTCATATACATGTGCTAATAATTCGTTACCAATACGAATCTGATAATGTACTGGAATAATCTCACCACAGTCTTCCATTTTGTTTACTTTCACATTTTTCACACCAATATCATTCAAACGTTCTTGGATAATCAAACATACGCGATTAGGATTTTCATATAATACATCAAAATCCGGCACTTTTTCCATCAAACGACGTTGTTTTATTGGCATATATTTGGAATACAATCCACTCGCATAACCTCCAAAAAATACCACCCCTTGGTCTATAAATACGTCTCGTATAGTGGTATATATTTTTTGTTGTACCGTCTCTTCAGAATCATCACTGTTGGTAATTTTAGGTATGTCAGACATACGACGTTGAAAATCCACCATATGACAATCATATTCTACTTTGAATGGATAATATTCATTCAATATGGTCAAACGTTTCAATACTTTTTCCCATCGTGATACGTCGCCTTTGGGACGCGACAATTCCAAATACATATTCATTCTTAAAAAATCCGGGGGAGAATATTTGATACCCGCCACAGAAATGGATTCATTTTTTACCATACTGAACAAACTTTCTGGTATATAGGTAATATCCGCAATCGGTGTAAAATTGACAAACACTTTGTAGGTTCCAAAATGTACACCCGCTTTGGCTTCTACTTCTCCATAGCCTTTTTTTGCGTAGATGTCTGCCAATTCTATGGCATCTTCCATGGCATGGGGTGAATAAAAATCATAATCCGGTATTTCTATGTCACGATTGTAAAATTGTGCTTCTCTTGGTAAGATATTATTAATGGCAGTACCACCATAACATACCAGTTGTTTACGAATCAAAAAATCTTCTAAAACATCTATGATACGATCAATTTCAGGATTACGAACACCTACAGCTCTCGCCTGTTCTTCACTCTCATCTACCGCATGACGTAAAATAGCTAATTCACAATCTTGAAATGTCATATTATCATCACATACTTTGGTTTTGTATTTCATATGAATTTCGTAAATATTATGTTTCTATAATATTTACTGTGATTTTTTGATGTCACTAGACGAAAACTCGTTAAGGGACGTAGACCGTAGGTCAGAAGAGTTTCGTAGGACAAGGGACGTTGCCGTGGTTTTTGGCAAAGCCAGAGAAGCCAGAGTAGTGGAGGCATCATAACATACCTTGTTTTGTCTTTGCGATATAAGGTAATGCCAAATACATGGGTACAATCGCAGAATTTAGACCCTCAAAAAACGATTCATATGTTATCAAGGAATCACCCAATACATAAAAGGGAAATTCCACAATTTGAACTCCATAGTTTCGTACAAAAAAAGAAATATTTATTTTTTCTACAGGATTTACTGGCATCAACCAATCCAACAAAGGTATCATTGAACTCGGTGGGATGGTAGAATCAATACTACCTGGTTCAACCATAAAATATCCTTTCACAGAACTAGTGGTTTGTCCATCCACGATTTTCGGTATATTCACTAACATTTCACTCATTTGATCGGGACTAAATTTCGGCATAGATGTACCCCCAGAATACATATTGATATAGGATTTCAAATCATGGCTTGACTGTTTGGACGGATTCGGAATTTTCTTATTATTTGTATCTACAATTAATACCAATTGTCCCATAATATCGTTCAGGGTATTGGTATTGGCATTGATCATTCCTTTGTGCAAATTTTGTGACAAATATTGTGGAACCAATTCGGCAATGTCTTGGTATATTTTGGGGTCATCAGAAAAAATACGTAATTGAACCAACAAGGGATCGTTGGGATTGGGACTAGGTGCTTGGAAACCATAACTATGTATGGCTTGGAATACTTCGGACAATGGCAAATAGTTCTTGGATTTCATGGTCAATCCGGTAGAATCATTGGAAAATGCCACGCACGGTTGGTACAATTCTGAAATAGTAAAACTATTTCCTTTAGGCATGGTATTTAAATAATATACTTCAAAATCCAAAAACCGACATCCTCGGGCTAATACAAATTTAATCATATCTATAGTTACATACGTACCAGTACATGCAGAATTGTAAGACGCCTTGATACAATATTCACGTAATAACATGTTTCCCGCATCAATCGCAATACAAGATTGTACTCCTGGTGAAATCATGGTGGAAGTGACACTGCTCAATTCATTGGTTTGTGATGTTCCCATGGGGGTAAAACCTTCTTGGTATTGTACTGCTTCTTGGACATTGGATGGTAATTGTTGTAATTTGGCACGTTGTAACAAAAGTATCCATAAAACAAAAACGGACGTCAATACAATACAAATAATTATGAATTTACGTAGGGGTTTCATGTTTTTATCCAATACTTTTACTTTACACTAAACTGATATAATAATAATAAAACAACATCATATTATATCTATTATCTATTGTCTCGTTCTATGGCTGGAGGATTATTAAATATTATTTCTGTTGGAAATGCAAATGTAATTCTGAACGGGAATCCCACCAAGACCTTTTTCAAAGTGGTTTATTCTAAATATACCAATTTCGGTCTTCAAAAATTCCGTTTGGATTACGAAGGCTCACGTGATTTGAGAACCACCACCTCTTCACAATTTACATTTAAAATTAAACGATATGCCGATTTACTATTGGATACCTATTTGGTCGTCACTTTGCCCGACATTTGGAGTCCTATTTACAATCCGTCCCAAGAAACCAATTATCAATGGGTAGGGTATGATTTCCGTTGGATTAAGAATATTGGTATTCAAATGATTGAATCCGTAGAAATTAATTGTGGTTCGGTACTTATTCAAAAATATACGGGGGATTATCTTGCTTCCGTGATAGAACGTGATTTTAATGCTACCAAGAAAGATTTGTTTAATCGTATGTCAGGAAATATTCCTGAACTGAATGATCCTGCCAATGCTTTTGGTAGGGTCAATATGTATCCTAATGCATTTTATACGAATACGTCTGCTTCCAGTGAACCATCTATACGTGGTAAAACCCTCTATATTCCTATCAATACATGGTTTACTTTAGACAGTCGTTGTGCATTTCCATTGATTTCGCTCCAATACAATGAATTGACCATTACGGTCACCATACGACCGATTCAAGAATTATTTCAAGTACGTGATGTAACCGATTTTGTGAATTCTTTCCCTTATATTCAACCGGATTTTAACAATGAAGTGTTTCATATGTATCGTTTTTTACAAACCCCACCGGATGTGCGGATTGATACCAATTATCAGTCCATTTCCGATGTATATGAGAACAAAACCATGGTTTGGAATGCCGATGTGCATATGATGGCAACGTATTGTTTCCTTTCTAATGAAGAAGCACAATTGTTCGCCGCAGAAGATCAAATTTATTTGATCAAGGATGTATTTAGATATCAATTCTTGAATATTACTGGGTCTTCACGTGTCAAATTGGAAAATTCCATGGGTATGGTCTCCAATTGGATGTGGTATTTGCAACGTAATGATGTAAATATGCGTAATGAATGGAGTAATTATACCAATTGGCCTTATGAAAATTTACCCATCAATGTGCAAAGTGCTCCCAAAACCATTCCTCTTCCTCCAATGTATCAAGGTAGTTTGGATAATTTTAATATAATTTACACGGATATTAATAATAAATATTATAACAAGAATATGGTATTGGAAACCGGACCATTCCAGAGTCCCAATTATGATCCGAATAATTTCCCAAATAATCAATATGGCACAGGTTTGTTTATTACTGGTGATATAAATACCGACAATCAAAAAGAAATTTTGACCGCTTTAGGTATCCTTTTTGAAGGTGATTATCGTGAAAATTTGTATCCTAGTGGAGTTTTTAATTATTTAGAAAAATATGTGAGAACTGCTGGCTCCGCCAAAGACGGATTGTATTGTTATCATTATTGTTTGAATTCGGATTCAAGTGAATATCAACCGTCCGGCGCTATCAATTTAAGTAAATTTAAAAATATTGAATTGGAATTGACAACGTATTTACCACCGAAAGACCCTAGACCGTTTGAAACTGTTATTTGTGGAACTTCGGGACAACCTTTGACCATTACCAAAAACAACAATTGGAGTTTGTATGATTATCAATTCAACTTGATTTTGTTTGAAGAACGATACAATATTTTGTCTTTTATTGGTGGTAATTGTGGTATGATGTATGCGCGCTAATACAGAAACCCAAGGTTTCTGTACGACTTCCTAGGTAACGAGGGCACCACCACTACGTGG